GACGCGATCCGGTCGAACTACATCCGACCGACCGGGCTACCCGAGAACACAGACTGGACCGAGGTGGGCAATCCCCTGCCCTACGATCCGGAACTGCTCGAGGCACGCAACGTGTTCATGGCGCAGATCTCGGTTGAGTGGTCGGTGCCTGTCGACAAGTGGGCGCCGGCCGCACCGACCGGCGCCACGGGAGCTACCGGACCATGAGCATATTGCTGCCGGCCGGCCGTAATCCGCTGGGCGATGCGTTGACTCCGCCAAACATCCCGGTACGGATCAACTTTGATTTCTTTTTCGACCGGGCGAGCGTGCAGAAAACGCTCGACAAGGCGATCTACCGCAGTCTGTATTCGGCCGGCTCGGTGCTCATGCAGATCTCCCGGCGGTCGATCAAGAAGATGGGCCTGGCGAAGCCGCAGCTGGCGGTCATGCGCCGCAACGCAGGTGCATCGCTCCGCGATCTGCTGGGACGGCGCGACATAAACGAACGCACCAAACGCAAGATTCGCGACAGGATATTCGAGATCAAATTCCGGCCGCCCAGCCAAGCCGGCACGCCGCCGCACACGCATTTCGGCACGCTGCGCCGGGCCATCACGTACCAGTACGATCCATCCACCGAGTCGGTCGTCGTGGGGGCGTTCATGGACGGTGCCCCGTACATCGCCGCGCTTCACGAGCACGGCGGCACGCAGCGAATGGCGGCCTGGGCGTGGATCCCGAAGTACGACCGCGGCTACAAGGGCATTCTCGCGTGGTATCGCATCGGAAAAGGACCGAGGAACAAGCGCAACTGGGAGCTCACGTCTTCGTTCCGGCAGACGTTCGTCTACCCACAGCGTGCGTTCATGTTCCCGGCCATGCTCGAGGGCATTCGCCGCGGTCGCATCGCCGCTGAGTTCGCCGGCCGCTTCCGCAGCGGGTAGGTGGAATTCTGTATACTGGCGGTAGGCGCACACCCAACGCGAGGACCACATGGCCACGACCATCCAGCTGGGCTCCACGACCACCATTTCCGGCCTGACGGGCGTCCAGGACGTCTCGATGTCGATCGAGTCGGAGAAGGTCGACGCGACGACCAAGGGCTCGACCGGCATCTACAAGCGAACGGTCGCCGGGCTCCAGGCCCGCACGCTCGAGGCCACCGTCCTGGGCGACGGCGCGCAGACCTACGGCAAGCAGGTCGTCGTATCGGTCACGCCGACCGGCGGCACGGCGTTCGCCATCACCGGCGTCATCACCAGCGCAAAGAGGACGCAGCCGATCGGCGGAGCCGAAGCCGTCAGCCTGACGATCAAGCCGGGCGTCGCGCTCGACGTCGGCGACCAGGTCACCATCTAGCCTCCGAGGACCACATGGCGAAGTACAAGCTCGGAAAGTCGGCCCTGATCACCGCGCCCGGTGTCATCCTCGACAACGTGGTGGACGTCGACATCAACGCCAGCGGCGACGAGGTGGACATCACCGTGTTCGGCGACACCGAGAAGCAGATCGGCTGCGGGCTGCTGGACGTGACGATCGAGGTCACGGCGACCTACCACACCGCGACGCGCGGGCAGACCGGGCCGGTGGTGGTCGGCGGCATGGAGTCGATCTCCTGCGCGGTGCTCGACATCAAGGACAAGGTGTCGCCAAAGGGTCGCCACGAGTACACGATCACCTACGCCCCGACGCAGACCGCCACCTGACCGTCGAGGTGACCTGTGCCCAAGGTCCGCCTCGCCCGCAAACAACCGATCACGGTGGACGGCGTCGTGCTCAATGGCACGCGCGACTTCGACCTGGACCTCGATCTCGACGCTGTCGATGTCACGCCGTGGGACTCGGCGTTCCGCGGGGAACTGCCGCTCACCGAGGCGATCGGCATCACGCTGCAGATCCTGCACGACGAGGACGTGCAGGTCTTCTACGCGAAATGGAACAAGTTCCCGCCGCAGCCGCTCGTTGTGTCCGTTGACGGGCTGACTGCGAACTTTCTGGTCCACAAGATCAAGGCGGGATACCCCTTCTCCGGCGCCATCGGCTACGAGGTGACGCTGAAGCGCTGGCCCTACCAATGAGCAAGACTTTCAAGACGACCGACGGGTCCCAGTGGCTCGTCGAGGTGAACTACCTCACGGTCAAACGCGTGCGCGACCTGTGCGGTGTCAACGTCCTCGACATCTGCAACCTTGACAAGGAGATGCTGTCGGGGTGGGTCGCCGACGACCTCAAGGTGCTCGAGGTCATCTGCGCGGTGGTGCGGCCGCAGCTGGCCGAACGCGACATGGCGGACGAGCAGTTCTTCGCCGCGTGCGATGGCAGCGTGCTCAAGGAGGCAGTCGAGAGACTGGTGGACGGGGTATCTGATTTTTTCCAAGAGCCCCGCAGGGGGCTGATCAAGAAGGTGATCGCGAAGCTGCGGCAGACGGAGAAGCAGATGGAGACGGCGGCGACGAAGGCGATCGAGAAGGCGCTGGAGTCGTGCGACTTCGAGGCAACCCTGCAGATGCATGGGAGCTCGGGTTTCACCTTGCAGGGATCGTCGGCGTCGAGCCCTGGAGCTTCACCCTCCGCGAGCTCGTCTGGCTCGCCGACGGACGACAGCATGAAGCGTGGACGCACACGGCGACGTTGATGAGCCTCTGGGCTCAGATCCACCACGACGCGGATGCCGGGCCGGCCCCCACCATGTACCACTTCCACCCCTTCTACCGCGTGCCACAGCCCAAGCCGCTCGAGGCCACGCCCGACCTGCTGATCGCGATGGGATTCCGACCCGTGAAGCCGCCGGAGGTGAGCGATGGCAGCTAGCTCCGGCGCGATCCGGGCGGGCTCGGCGTTCGTCGAGATCTTCGCCAGGGACGGCCAGTTTCAGCAGGGGATGACCAAGATACGGACCCAGCTGACGCAGATGGGCACCGTCATGCGTCAGGCCGGGACGAGCATGACCATCGGCGGCGGTGCGATCGCCGCTCCGATGATCATGGCCCTGCGGCAGGCATCCGCATTCCAGGACACGCTGAACGAAGCGCGCACCGCGGCCGGGCTGACCGCTGCACAGGTCGAGAAGATCAAGCAGAAGGCCACGGAGCTATCGGCCGCCGGCATCGGCAGCCAGTCTGGAATCGCCGGCGCTATGACGCAGCTGGTCAAGGCCGGCATGCCGCTCGAGCAGGTGCTGGCCGGTGCCGGCGAGGCCGTGGTCAAGTTCGCGAAGAACACCGGTGTAGAGACGACCAGGGCCGCCGAGATCGTACAGGGCTCGATGACGCTATTCGGCGTGTCGGCATCACAGGCTACGGACATCCTGAAGGCCGCCGCCGACTCGTCCAACACCGACGTGCCGCGGATGGTGCAGGGCTTCAGCCAGGTGGCGAAGGTGGCCGAGAGCGCCGGCCAGGACATGGAGACCACGGCCGCCGCCCTGGCGATCCTGTCGAACAACTTGACCGATGGGTCGGACGCGGGCACCAGCCTCAAGACGATGCTGCAAAGGCTCCGCACAGGTGCCGGCGAAGCGGAGGACGGGCTCAAGGAACTCGGACTGTCTGTAGGGTCGTTCCGCGACGCCACCGGCCGCTCGCTGCCAATCGGTCAGCAGATGGACATTCTGAAGGAGAAACTCGAATCAGTCGATGCCGTCGCGAAGGACCAGATCCTGTTCAAGATTTTCGGATCGGACGCAATCCGCGCCGCCGAGATTTTTCTCGACACCGGATCCAAGGGCTTCGCGGAGATGCAGGACGCGATGTCGAAGTCGATGTCGAACTCCGACGCGTTCAGCATCAAGATGTCCGGCATCTCCGGGATGTTTGAGCGGCTGTCGAATTCCGCCGAGCGCGTGTCGAACTCTTTGGCGGACGCATTGGGCACAGGCACGCTCGCGGCGTTTGAGCAGGGCATCGTCGGCGTGGCAGATACTGTTGCGCGTCTCATCACGGCGTTCCCGGAGGTAAGCCAAGGGGCGGCCTACCTCGCCGGCGGCCTGCTGGTGACGGGGGCCGCTGCCATCGCTAGCGGCATCGCCCTGCAGGGCGTTGGCATGGGGCTAAGAGTGCTGCAAGGTGCACTCGCCCTGATTCCTGCTCTCTTCACGCCGATCGGTCTGGCTATCGCCGGCATGGGCGTGGCGATTGCCGGCGGCGTTGTGATGGCCCGCACGCTGTCGCCGGCGTTTCGCGAAGAGACGGACGCGATCATGGCGGCGCTCATGCGGCTGGACTTCGGTGCCGCTTTTGAGCTCATACGAGTCGATCTGGCGATTGCATTCAACGACATGTCGCAGGCAGCCGCACAGTCGTTCGACTTCGTGAAGAACACGGCGGCCGCCGCCGCCGCGTTCATAGGCGACAAGCTGATCGAGGGGCTTGATCGGTTTATGAGCATGTTCGGCGTGGACATTCTCACGCTGCAGGAAGGGTTCCAAAAGCTCGGGATCTATCAGCGTGCGGCATTCGATTGGGATTTTTGGGCCAACGGCATGGACAAAGCTCTGGCCAAGGTAGAGGCGGACGTGGACAGTGCACGCCGCAGGGCTCCGACGGCGGACGCTCGCGCCAAGGAGCGGGACAAGGATCGTGCCGACGAAGCGAATGCACGTGCAGAAGCGGGCCGAAAGCGCGACGCCAGCTTCGAGGCCGTGCGTGTTGAACTCGCAAAGGATCACGAGCGTGCGATGACGCGCGCTCTTGGTGCGTCCGCCTCTGTCGCTCAAGATTCTGCAGACTCGACAGCACAGGCGAGCATGGCAGAAGCGAAGCGACTGATCGCTCAGACTGCGAAGAGCCTGGACATTCCCACGCCGGGCAGCGATCAGCTGCCGGCTGAAACCGCCACAGCGACTAGGGAAGCGAGTTCGCTGGTTTCGGCCGGAAACATTACCGGCCTGGGGCTCGGCCTTGGAATGACGCTTGCGGCTGCAGCTGCTCCTGGTGCCGCCGCCGCACCCGGTGTCGCCCTGGAGGCCGTGGCACCTCGAGCACCGGCCGTGCAGCAGGCCGCCAACCAGGGCGTCGGTGCCGCGATGGACGCGTCGCAGATCGGCGCGGCAATCAAGAGCATGGGCAGCGAGGTCGTCGCGGCGATCAACGCGGGGACCGAGGTCTCGAAGTCAATGCTCGGCGTGCTCACCGAGATCGCCGCGAAGAACCCACAGGGGCTGGCATTCCAATGATCGTGGTCTACGAGCTTCGCGACTCCGAATCTGGCAGCGTGGACAGTTCCAACCTTGAGTCTGGAGAGGTCTGGAACGTCACCAAGAAATACCTGATCGGCCAGTGCCCCGGAGGCATGGGCCAGGTGAAGGACGAGATCGCTCCCTATCTGCCGCGGTACTGGTCGAGCGCGACCGGCTACTGGCGCCGCAAGAGCATGGCGATCAAGGGTGTCGGCCGTCAGTGTTTCGAGGTCACGGGCGAGTACCAGACGCTCGCGCCGGCCTCGGGCGGCGAGCAGGACCAGCCCGACGACA